TGGTGGCGCAATTTTCAACTGGAATATTGGCGCACTTTTCAATTAGTATCTACAGTCGGAGCTAATAGCCAACTATTTTAATGGCTATCTAAGTATAGTACAAGAGTATAAGAATGAAATCAATCCTCACATTACAGTAGCACAAGGTAGCTGGTCGATAGAAAACGGTGGGGAGTATAAAATTTCACTCTATACACCTACAATCGTTATTAAAGGCAAGAGGATACTTAATACTCGTTTTGTAAAAGATGTAGCCTATAAGATAGTGGAAGCATTAAATGATGAATTTGGGGAAGATAATTGGAATACGTGCAATGAGGAGCAAAAGTGTTGGCTTCCCATGTCTCGAAACTCGTTCTATTTACAAATCCCAAATTTTGAAAAATATTAAAACTTATATGATTATGAAAGCAAACCTAATATTTTTTCTTGCGATATTCATCGTATCAGCATTATTCATCGGTCACTTCCGACTGACATTCTCACCGTTCAGTGTATCCCTACCCTATTGGCATAGGACTGTAGGAGTTATTCTTATCGTTGTAGGATGCTTGGTTTACAACATAGGTGAGCATATATCCGGTTACAAGAAAGGGCTGGATGAAGGCATGGAGATTGTTTTGAAAGAGTTAAAAGAAAGAAAACAACCATGAATAGAAAAGAATACCAGGAACACTGCAAGCGTTACAGCCCCTACAGTGGGCAATGCTACAAAAAGTCATTCATATCGAGTATGGCAAATAATGTGCATGCGAGCATGCGATGTAATGAGAAATGTCCCCGTATGAGTAATTACGACAAGAGAAACGGAATATTAACTGATAAAGAAAGAACAGATGAATCTAAATGAACTGCGCGACCGCGCCTATAAAACCGCTTGCGACCACGGTTTCCACGATGAAGAATTGAGTAACGAACATTGCCTTTGCCTTGTAATATCCGAGCTTATGGAAGCTGTGGAAGCTGATAGGAAAGGACAATTTGCCAAAGTTCCGGTCGATAAAAAAGGTACAATATTTGACGAACGGACTTTTCATTATCAAAATAAGTATTTTGCGGAAAACTTTGAAGCATATATCAAAGACTGTGTGGAAGACGAGCTTGCCGACGCCTGCATACGCCTGCTTGATTTGTGTGGACTGCGTAAGATAGACATTGAGGACTTTACGGAAGAAATGTTGTACGATGCAGAGGAAAGTTGCAATGATGAGACCTTTACAGAAAGTATATACGCTATATCCACAATTCCCATCAGATATGAGTATGAATACGGCTATCCATTAGGAGGGCAATTAAACAGCATGCTATTGGCTATTTTCGGGCTTGCTAAACATTTGGACATAGACCTTATATGGCATATCAATCAGAAGATGAGATACAATGAATTGAGAGAAAACAAGCATGGGAAAAAGTATTGATTATGAAAGAAATAGAAATGTATCCTGGCGTATACATTGACTACGCATACGAACAGTTGAAGAAATTCAAGCAGGAAACTGGTGAAGATTGTTTTTGTAAATTCAATGGCAAAGAACTGTATTCAAGTGAAGCACTTGATGAAATGTATTTGAAGGTCACGGGAAAGACAAAGGCAGAGTTCGACAAGGATTTTCAGGATGAACATAACGAATATCTACGAAGGAAAGCTGAGTTCCACGCCAAAATCCCGCAACTGACAATAGAATACCGGCAAAGAGCACGTGGCATTATTCCAAATAAACATCTTGAATATTGGGATAAGATTGTTCCTATACGATTGAACGACCTCTATAAAGGGGTTGAACTCGATTGCTTGTTGAAACTTATATCCGAACTCAATACAGATAAGCCTCAAGAAGAACGTTTCAAGAACTGCTTGCAAATGTTCATCGACCAAGGTCACAGCGGTATGAGTGCCAGTCTTATGTTTAGTGGGCTTTCTCAATTCCATGACTTAGGTTCTCAATTAGTCGATTACATAAAGAAACATTGAGTTGTTGAAAAGAAATACCTATGAATAAACTGGAACACATCGCCACAATTGATTACTGCTACTGGCGATTAGGAAAGTTGAATGAGGCTCTTTCCAAGCCTAAATCGACTATGGAGCGGTTGGTTGATAAAGCCTGCGGTTATAATGAAGTGGAAGAAGTGAAAAAGGAAGCTATAACCCTTTTGGAACAGATTGTTGAAAGTAAAAAGGCTATCGGTGCGGATTATTCGGGAGATAGCAAGTTCCTTGATAAATTGAAGAGTAAATAATGTTATGAGTAAAAAGAAAGTATATATCAGTCTGCCTATCACTGGGTATGACATAAAAGATGTTGAGAAAAGATGCAAATCTGCTTCTGAGTTGATAGAACAACTTGGTTTTGAAGCTGTATCTCCCTTAGAGGTATCTTCAAATCCGGACGCGAGTTACGAAGAGCATATAGGCAGGGATATTACTGCCCTGCTCCAATGTGATGCTGTAATATTCCTCGAAGGGTGGCATTATTCCAATGGATGTAGTCTTGAACATAGTGCAGCCGGGATTTACGAGAAAGAGAGATTATTTTCCATTGGCGAATTGAAACGCTACGCAAAAGAAACTATGTATGGGGTTTAATTTTGAAAAACTAAATGAGTTGTCAAACGACCGTTCAAAAGAAGTCATGAGAAAAGCAGGCAGAATAATCAGAGACAGACACTCCCGCATCCCGGACAAATACAAGAAGATTGACACTGCGGTCAACGGGGATGCGGAAGCTTTGCCGAACAACACAAGGAAGTGGAAAGAAGGCTATTCCCTCTACGCCTTAACAAGACCACTGTTATTTACGTCACAAAAGACAAACAAAATGAAGCATATGCAGCGAAGGCACGTAAACGGATGGGGATAGCAGAGCCGAAGAAACCTTTCGTTGACCCGCTTTCGGAAGAAAACATTACCAAGTTGTACAAGGAAGAAAAGATACCGCCCCGCAGAATGGCTGAAATGTTGGATGTGAGTGTGAGGACAATATATCTAAGATTGGCTAAGTATGGACTTACAAAAGTTAAATGCAGATAATATGAAAGAGAATAATATTTTAAACAAAGAGATTTATACAGAGGCTATGATAGCAGCTTCTAAGGTTGATTTCCTTGAAAGCAAGGATGAGATTAAGATGTATGCCACTTCGCTGTATAACGCAGTAATGTGGGGCAGAAATCATACGGTTAAAGCAAAAGAATTAGAGACACCAAGCTAATACCCTCACCAAAACGGCAAGCGGTATAACCCAATGGAGAACCCGTTCAAGGCGTTCTAAACGTTCCATTGGATAACCCGGAAAAGGCGGCAATAGTCCATGTAAAGGACATTGTCCGCCAATTCAAGCAGTTCATCTATGTAATCCCTTTTTCGCATCACGTTCAAGTTTTCTACGTTGTTGGCGGTTTATACCATTTGCCGCGGCAAGGCTGTTCAGCGTCTCTTTCTGTTCGGGAGAAAGCATGTTATATACTTCTTCCCGTGATTTGCCTGATAAAATGGCTTGTACTATTTTCCACATAAGCTACGTCTACAATGTTCACACAAAAATTTCTTCGCTACCGGGAACATCTTCTGTCCCACATATCCGCTAAGGTACTGCGCCTCTTCCCCGTATGGGTCGATGCCGAACGCCCGTGAGATATGCCGGCATAGATGCCCCTTTTCGTGGTCGAAAGAGTTCTGAAACTCTGCCGGAGAAGAAGTAAGGGCTATAACCATTACGGTTTGCCTGTTTCGGATATTGGAGTAAGTGATACCCGTATTCAGATTGCAGGAGCGCATGTTCTTATAGGCATTCGCCAAATCCATCCCCCTGCATCCTACCCGCTGAAGGTCAGCGATGATACGGTCGGTATAATAGCAGTCCACCGCATAATATACACGCACTTCCCAATCATAATCCGGTATGTAAAATTCCTGTATTATCATAGGCTACATCATCTGTTCCCACATGATAGGATTGCCGGAGCCTATGCAGTCGGCATAGAACCGCGTGAAAGGCATTCCATTGTAAGCGTCCACATCATCTATGTAATCCTTAATGAACAATGCGAGATGGGCTTCGTCAGTGATAGAACTTTTGTAGTAATCCGACTTCGCCATGTTTGCCACGTAAACGCTGTCGTACCCTGCATCCTTCTCCAGGTTTATACTGTACTTTTTAAGAAGCTCCTCTACCTGTTCTTTGCTGATTGGTTCAAGTTTTTCCTCCTTTCCCGTAGATTTGTTTTCCATCTTCATGCGGGAAACAGCCCATAGGCACATCTTCTTGCTGAAATGCCATCCGTACTGGCTGAGATAGTCAGCCATTGCAGGCGGTATTCTGTCGTATGTATCTAATCTTTGTTTCATATTTTCCTGATTTTAAGTGATTGGCAAAAGAGGGGAATAATCCCCTCTCCATTACATGAACTCTCCGTTGGCGCGTCTGCGTCTGCGTTCGCCCATATCATCACCGTAAGGCTGTGAATCGCGGCGTTCGTTGTAAACCGGATATTCCGGGAAGTAACCCGGCATACGACGTTCTCCCATATCCGAGCCGCCGCTATAGCTTCCACCGCGTGAACCACCGCTGTTACGATAGCCCATTTCACCGCCCTGCATCTCACGCATGGCTTTCTCGTAACCATGACGACAACCCTCTCTATAGGCTTCTTCCATAGGATTACCGCCTCTCATACCGAAGTCACGGTCATATTCTCCGCGCCCTTCTTCCAATATTTCCCACATTCCCATATTATTTCTTTGTTTTAGATGTTTCAGCAACTCCGAGCTGTTCCATAAGCCGTTTGTTCAATTCCATAAGGTCGGACATGTTCTTGCTCATTTCCGCCATTTGCCCTTTCAGAGAGGATATTTCCTGCTCCTGACGTTGTTTCTCTGCAAATTCAGGGTTCAAGAGCGTCAGCATCTTGTCACATCCCGCAATGACGGAATTGTGGAAGTCCATGCTGTTGATGATGTCTATGCTTTTCTGTTTCATAGAAGCGACCTCGTTATTCATCGCATCACGAGAGCATGACACTACGATATTGCCGTTCTGTCCGAAGTCGGCTATATCCATGCCGGCAGGTAGATTTTGGAAAGTCGTGTTCTGCCCGTTGATACAGACAACGACATCCACAACCATTTCCATTTGGGGCAACTGCCCCATAGGGGGTGCCATAGGATATTTCGGCTTAGGAGCGGAAACGCTGACTACCGGACCGTATTCGATAAACGGGTTAGCATCCTTATGAAGTATATACAACTGGTTATTGGTACGAAGTGATTGAAACATATTGGTTTGATTTTAAAGGGGTGTGGCTATTTCCATTTTGGAAACAACCACAAAGCCCCATGTTAACTACTTGCTCTTTTGAGCGGTTGCTTCTGCTGTCGGAGTCGGTGTCGATGCGGTTGTCGGACGATACCCACCGTTAACAAGGAACAGTTCGTTGGTGTACTTGTTATAGTGGATTTCGTAGATACCCGTTCCGGCAAGGTTGCCGACAGTCACCGGCTCATTGTTGTAAGCCAGCAACGGTCTTGTATCCCCATTAGTCCCTATCAGTATCGGGAGTGTAGCAGTCGTACCGGCAGGTATCGCCTGGCGGAGACTGACATAGAAACCGCCTACATAGCTTCTGTTACGGAACGCATGGTTAGGCAGCTCCAAAGTCACGTTCTCCGTGCCGACCGTTACGGCTACCGTAGGAAGGGTATTGAAATTAGCCCTTCCAATAGTAGGGAACAAGAAAGGAAATCCTGTAAAAAAGTTAGGCCACATAATTACCCCCTTTCTTACCGGAATTAACCCCAGTAGTTGTTACAACCACAACCGCTACGCCCATACATTGCATCACCGGCGTAAGCACCGAAAGCCGCAGCACGAGCTATCTCAGGGTTAAATGCTTGCAATTGCGGGTATGGCACTGCTACTGTAGGCGGCATTGAACAGCGGATTTTATCCACCTCTCCCTGCAATGTTTGTAGACTTGCTACTATTGGAGCAATTTGTTGCGTTACGTTTCCAAGAATAGTTGCATTCTGATTACGCTGTGAAATTTCACCTTTTAAAGTAGAGATTTCAGCGTCTTTAGCAGCCAACGCTTCTTGCTGACGACGCGCCTCTGCCGCATCCATTTTTGCTACAAGTGCTTGGAAACCTTCACGGTAAGCGTCCGCTAAAGAACGCGTATTCCCTTCCATTGTGCGTGTAAGCGTATTCATGTTTTCGCAGCTTGCTAAGCGGCTTTCATACCCTTGACGCTCAATTGCTGCTTGATTTTTGCAGCAGCAATCTGCAATCTGAGTAAGAACAGCCTGATTTCCGGACTGGAATGCGTTGATGATTTGCTGGCTTGACATGCCCACCTGATTTCCTACATTGGCGATAAGTCCCTGGATGTTGCACAGGGCGCTCTGTAACTGTTGGGTAGAGCAGTTCAAAGAAGAAGCAAGCTGGTTGATGGCATTGCCATTGCCCTGAATGGCTGACATCAGGTATTCACGACCGACATCACCGTTAAGCTCGGCAGGCAGACCGCCACCATTGCCAAAGCGGTTGCCGAAGCCGTTGCCGCCCCAACAGAACCACAAAAGGATAATCCAGATGAACCACCACGAGCCGCCCCATTGGTCTTGGCTGCCACGTCCCTGGTTCAGTAAAGCGAGAAGTCCGGGGTCTACACCCTTGCTTCCCATCAAGTTGGGCAACATAGCCATGATGTCGAATTTGCTTCCGCCACCATTTCCGTTGTTCCCGTCTTGATTGAAGACATACGTTCTTTCCATAGAGATTTATATTTTGTATTACGGTCAAAATCAACCGCATCACAAAAGTATAAATACCGATACTGCCATGAAATCAGTTGTTTCCCAACGCTTTCCTAATGTTTTCCCAATATATTCTCAACATTTTCCCGCCTTCCATACGTTCTTGAAAATTGGAAATCATGTAGTTTATCGCGCGTTTGGTCTTGTGAATTTTAGGAGCTATCTGCGAAGGGTACATTCCCCTTTCGACAAGCAACTGTACAAGCAAATAGCGGGCGTCTACGGTTTCCGTATCCTTATCCGAAGATAGTATTCGGCTGGCGGGTATTTCGGTCTCCTGCGCCACGAGATTAATTGTTTCGGCAAAGATTTCTGACTTACACATAGTTTTTCTGAATTTTATATTTATCTTTGCCCTGCCACATAAAATATTTGATTATATACGAACAAAGCATAAGATACCGTGTTGAAGATATTAAAGCCTCCAACGTGCGGTGTCTTATGCTTTTTTCAAATTTTTATGTGGCAATAATTATTTGAACGTTGGGGGCTTTCTTTTTACTCTAAGCCCCGAAAGAGTGTCAGCTACAAGCCAACTTCTACATCGTTAATTTCTTTCTTACCATACAAATAGATTATAACTTATTCCTGCGCCTACGTACATGCCGCCTGGATACTCATATCCAGCCTGCAACCCTAATCCCCAACGCTTCTTCTTCGACTTGGTGGGGACCGGATGATAGACGTCATTTGTTACCATCTGATATACCGTCCTCGGATACACAGTCATACTATCCAGCCGTGGGTCTACATATCCGCTCACCACCGCACGATACAAGCTATCTTCATACACAACCCGTTTGCGATGAAGCAAAGTATCACCTATACGTACTGTGTCATTCGGCAATATCTGCCAAAAGACAGCTATCGGCGAGGAGATAAGAACCGTGTCAAGTTTGACAACCGTCTGTATCTTCGTCTCGGTGCGGATTTCTGCCGGCAAAGGCTCGAGCGGGCGGAACCACGCCGCCACACAAGCGATTGCCAGCAATACAACTAATAGCCAGGGTAGTTTTTTCATGACCTCAACAAATAATGATTTACAACCATACCAGCACATATTGCGGCAACCCCACACAGCAAGTCCGTTTTATTCCACTTGCCGTTATAGTAGTGGCAACGGTCGCTGTTCTCCTTGATAAAGAGCATCAGCAGTGCAGTACTGCCACCGAATACTATGGCGGTGGATAGATAGACCACCGCACCTAAGATGTTATTTCTCATATTATAAATAATTAAACAATTAGTAAAACACTACACCGTAACTCCACTGGCATCTACCCACTCATTAGTATCGTCATTCTTTTTCCAAACCGGTTTGTTAAGAGAAGTATCAAAATAATAAAAGCCAGCAGGAACATTAGTCGGTCTATTTTCACTATTCCCTTGTTTCCTAGTATTCGCTATAATACCATTTTTATCAAGCCAATTGGTTCCATCATACTGATATTTATGACCTTTTACATATGCGGAATCACCTGCTACCCACTGGCCTTCTGTTGGTATCTCTTTCAATAATACAGTGACATTCATACCGTTATTCTGGTATATGAACCCGACAGGTGATTGTTCATCTATTATATTGTATTTTTCATCTTCATCATCAATCTCCCATTTAGTCGGATTGCCGACAATAGTTTCCCCGTCATCAATTAATATAGCAGTACCACAAGCCAATAGCGGTAAATATATTTTATGTCTTTCATCAGAATTGAATGTTCTTCTTAGCATTGCTGTTGAATTCGAATATATTGTAGAGAACAAATATAATCGGATAACCTTATCATTTTCCAGCCTATTTATACTGTAAGAGTGAGATCTTTTTGTTATTATCTTGCGTGCCTTATCCAAGACCTCATATAATTCGTATTTATAATCACCTATTCTAAGTGTGTTATTATAAGTAAAATATATCCTTTTTGCCGGGATTAAACTGATATTATTTTCATAAAAAAAATATGACAATTTATTGGTTATAGATAAAACGCATACAATTCCGTTATAATATCTGCCGTTCATAGACGGAATTTCATATATAGTATCTTTCTCTTTTATGAATACATTTTGTTTGTAGTATATATCGCCATGATTTGATGAGACACTAACATAGCTATTGATAATTCTAACATCCGCATTCTTGTTTTCGACATATATGCAGGTAGGTTCTTGTATATAGACCTGGTCTTTTACATATCCATGATTATTAAATACACAATCCTGTATTATTAGAAAATTTGAACTTGATTCTCTTTTAAATGTAAATATTGACTTTTCATCAACATTTAGAGGATTTCTATGGAAATAGCATTTTATAAAGGTAGATGTAGAATCTTGTAATCTTATTTTATAGTGAACGGTATCTTCATTATGAAGCCCAAAAACAAAAGCGTTAGCATAATATAAATATACCCCGCATTGTATACCATTTCGGAAAGTAATATTCGGATTGTTTGAAAAATAAAAATTCATGTTATAGCAGTTATCTATAACTGTATTGTCGCCATTACTCTCCCATTTAACATTAAAATCCTTATGGGCATCATATTGTGGATTTTTCAATCTTGCCCTGTCATCAGCTCTTATATTATAGAGGCGTACATTATCTGCATAAACAGGAAATACAATGATTTTATTAAAGTGACTTATAAATACATTCTCTATATTTATATATCCATCAGATACTATAGCATGTGCATTAGGATAATATTCCAAGTATTCTGTTTCTTGCCAACCTGAGTACTTATATCTAATATCCAAGTCTTTTATCTGCATAGTTGCATAAGGTGTACTTAATGGATTAAAATCATCATCTAAATTACAGTATATGGCATACCCGTCATCTATTTGAGATAAAATAATACTACGAGCATGCCCACATCCTATTAGGCTATTATAAATATTAAGAACGATTTTTTTGCTGATATTGTATATTTTATCTGATAGTTTTACTGTAGGACAAACATTCAAAGCCTGCTGTATGGCAGCAGACCAATCCTCATCTTTAGGAGAATGAAACCACTCCGGACGAGCATGAGTATTTTCTATTTTCCCTTCTAAAAAGCCATTACTTATACTTCCACCTTGAAAATCGAACATACAACCTTCCGGCAAAGTTATGGTGGCACCATCCAAATCAAAATCATACTGAATCATATAAATCGTATGAGGCTGATTAACCATATCCTGTGTAAGTATATTTTTACCATCTATAATATTCCTACGCAGGATTTTATACCCCATTCCCACATATATTCCAGGATTATAAGCACGGTCGGCGAATTTTAAAACACTTAAGCTTTCCCCTTTGTCTACAGACACAAGGTCTTCGTCGTCCGCAAGATTATTTATTGTACCGCCGCCACTCGCGTTAATAAATTGCTTGGTTGATTCGGACAGCATATCAGGAGTAACACGCTGGGAACTGAAATTTGAAATAGCATCGCTTTCAACTTCCTTTATTTTACTGATTGCTTCATCTCTAATGTCAGTCAATTTATCTTCATTTGATTTCCAGTTCTCGATATTTTCAAATGCTCCACCTGCAAATTCCCACGTCTCCACAAGTCCGCTATTGTTCAAGAATGACACTTTTAACCCGGCTGTTCTTATATCTTCCGGAACTTGAACAATAGCACCTTCTAATGTATATTTATTGCCACTATCAATTCCAGATGAAGGATGATGAATGGAAACATTATACTCGGTTATATAGCTCATATATCCACCTTTTCCGGAACTAATGAAACTCTTTAGGACGTTAGGGGTGATAGAACCATTTTCTCTGTCTTCTTGAAATGGAAACTGCTCATTACCCGTCAAAACGTCTCTTTTGGGGAGTTGTCCAATTTGTTGTCCTTTTTCTGTTTTCTCTTCCATACTACTATTTATTTTTACTTGTAAGCAATATCGGCTCTTCATTAGTCAACAACAATGGAGCGTCATTGACTAATAATAAATACCCTTCGTCAGGAAATGGATGCGGCTTATTTCCGCCAGCACCGGGAAACCCTATGGTAAGTATGCTGATTACGGGAATGCCGATTATAGGAATGCTGATGTGAGGGATAGTGATTGGTTTCATAAGGCTATCCCTCTTTAATCATTTTCGCTTCTGACACTTTCGTAGCACTTCTTATTGTAATTTCCATACCTGCCGCTATGCCAATAAGACGAAATATCACATTGGAAGGACCTAAGGCTTGATTGGCATTTGGGAAAAGCGGGATAGGATTCATGCCCTCGATATTGGCAAATACAGTCACCATTCCGCCCTTGTTCTTTATCTGTATGGTAACGGGATTACCGTCACTGACAAACGTTGCGTAATACGCTGTTTTGCCTTCTTCTTTTTGAAATGATAAAACTTCTGCTGCCATGATGTTTACTTTTTAGAGTTATTCAAATAGTTCACAATTCCCTGCACATGCAAGTCCACTATTGCCCGTTTGCCCTCTTCCGATAATAGGAAATCAACATCTTCCTTATTGTCTTGAAATAGGTTCTCTGTAAGGACTGCCGGACACTTCGTGTGCTTCAAGATGTAGAACCCGCTTTCCTTATCAGGGTCGCCATCCGTCATATCCTTGCGTATCTTCATACCCGGCAAAAGTCGTCCGGCTGCCACATATAAGCTATCAGCTAATTTATCGGCTTTCGTCTGACCTGCCGAAGTCCACGCTTCCCAACCACGTGCCTGCATCCATTCAGAGCCGCTTCCCGCTGCATTACAGTGGATAGATACGAGGATTGTGTCACTTGCCTTGTATTCGTTCGCCCTACGGCAACGCTCCGATAGAGGAACGTCTATTTCCTCTTTGACGATACGTTCTGCGTCAATGCCTTTCTTTCGCAGCTCCGCTTCCAATCGTATGGCAATCTCACGGGCATACGCATACTCTTTCAATCTTCCGTCCGGTGAACACTTGCCTGAAGTGTTACTTCCGTGTCCGTTATCAATCAATATTTTCATTCTGCACGTCCTCCTTGAAATATTTGTCATAAACTAAACGAGCCACCCATCCGGCAACAACACCGACACCGAATGATACAACAGTAGTCAGGTTCACCCAAAACGGTGTGTAGTGCATGTAAAGCATAACTCCCACGATGATAGCGATAACAATCGCTGCGATAATCAGTTTCTTTTTCATTTTGTTACTCCTTATCTTTAGTTATTATTTCACTCATATCTTCTTTCTCGACATCGAGCACTTTCTTTCCGAACAATCCCAACGCTTTCAGTAAGTTAAAATTATATCCCTTTGGCTTCAAGATATTGCTTATGATAGAGCAGAACTCTATGAAGCAGACAAACAAGCATGAATACACATCAATATTCCATTTATTGCCGGAAGCAATATTTATCATCACCACCATACAGACAAAAGCAAAGTATGTTACCATTTTACCCATAGTACGGCGCACGGCACTTGAAAACCGAAATTCTTCACCCAATAGCAGGCATTTCCTTATCCCGAACATCAAATCGCATACAACGACTGAAAACGTTACTATCAGCCACGGTATCATGTGTTCCAATGACTGTGCAATAAAACTGCTTGCTATTACCGAGAAACCACCCGGTATGCTTTGGGTAATAATGTTATTCTTCATCTTATCGTTATTTGTCAATTATTCCTATCTTTGTGTCTCTTATCAAATAAGCGAACTACTGTCATTCCGTTTTGCTCGTGAGAGTAGGACGGGATTTTCATATCTTGCCGTAATAGCGGAACCACGCTCCCCATTTACGTTCTTTCAAGTAGTTCGGATTGTCCTGGTTGAGTTTGGCTTCCATCTCAAATGCGCTCGCTCGATAGGCGTTGGCGTTTACCTTACCGCTGCCTATTATGTTGTCTGTAAACAGGTGGTACACGAAGCTTACAAACCATTCTGCCAAATAAAGAATGTAGTAGAATAGCGGGATAAGTAACAGCCACCATGCACTGACATGGAACGCCAGCAATACGGATGGGATAGCCGCTATCTCCATACACTCGAAGAACTGTTTCTGATGTGTCCGTTCATGGCGTATGGTTGTTTCGGACAACTCTTTCAGCTTCGTAAGGATGAAGCCGATGAACATGATTGTTGTGTAGCCTCCAAAGAGGATAAGTTTGGCTAATTTGCTGTTGTAGTAGATTGTTTTCATATACATCATCTTATTTATTCATTATAATCAAAAACAAAAAGTACATAATCTAAATCATCAAAATCGCCAGCAATAAAACTTTGAATAGCACTTCCAGGTTGACATATATTTTCATTAATTTCCATTTGCGAATCACTACTACCTACAAGTCTACATTTATAGATTTCTAAATATCTAACAGGGCCGTTGCTTTCATTTTGTATATCAAAATCAATATTACTACCTACACCATTAGAATACCAATCTATTTTACCACTTTCAACAATAGTTAATTTTCCACTTCTATATAGACTAATATTATGTGAACTAAGATTAGCTATTATTAACATTCTTGTACCATATAACGTATCAGAAGGTGGTAAATGGGTTAAAGCATCATATAATTTGCTCCAATCAAATTCTTTGCCTGCAATCAGCTTATCTCCAGCAAATAGTCCTGAGGTCAATTCTCCTATTTTTAACATAATCATTATCCTTTAATCGGTTACACAATATGCTGTATTGGCATCCTTAGAGCCAATAGCCTCGTACTCGGCAGCGGTTTTCTTGGTGAGGGTGGTGAGGTTGTCGGAAACGAGTATATCTTTTACTACGAAAAAATTTGTAGCATTTGAATTCAATGCAATAAAAATTCTTTTTGTAACTAAGCTAATATTATTTGCATCGGCAATAGAAGTATAAGTATAAATAAACGAAAGTTCATAAGCTCCATTATTGGGATTGCAATATGTGTGACTCGTACTTACTTTAAAGATTTCTTTTTCTGTAATTTTTAGGAATAAAATATTATCACTTAATAATCTATGTATAATATTTTTAAAATTATCAATGCTTCCAAATACAAGATTTATTTTTGATTCGGCTTCTCCTGCTTTAACTTCTTGATTTGAAATTAACTGTTGGTGAGCTTCATCTGTAATCGTAAGCATAATGTGTTTATCATCCACATACTTCTTCGTTGCAGGCTGGTAATCGCCCGTAGGGGTGAAACTTTCACTGTTGGTTTTGGTGAGGACGTCGGATTTTTCAGGAACTTCCGCCCAATTCCCATTCTTACGACCGTATGCCTTTCCATCAGTTGGCGCTTCGTCTATGCCGCCAATCTTCCCCTGACTTACCCATTCGCCGTTCACCCATGCGTAGTAATCATAAGGAGCTTCCGTACCTACAGCCATGAACCCGTCAACTGCCGAACCGTCGGGAACAGCGGATTTCAAGGCTTCAAGGGTATCGTATTCGCCAGCCACCTTAAATGATTTCCCTGGTTCTCCTTGTATACCTGGCTCGCCTTGTTCTCCTTTCAAAAATTCTAAAGGATAATTGACCACAGAAGCTTCACTGTTGCTTCCTGAAGGTTTAAATGCAGGCAATGATGTTACATCATCCGCTTTGTCCGCATTCGGTACTTCATTAACCCCTATGGAGTTAGCCATAAGACGGGCAACTATTTCTTGATAATCCTGTTCTGTCCAAGCCATAATTATTCCTGTTTATCGGTTGCTTCTTCCGGTTGATTGTTGATAGCACGATTGAGCGCGTCAATAAAAAAAGGTTTGCAAAAAGCATTTGCATGCTCTTGTATCAAGGATACTTCTTCATCGGTATACTCTGTCTCTTCATTGGAGTTGTATATCTTCAAAGCGAGTGCATGCGATGCGATACCGTTACCGTTCCGGTATAATACATTCGCAAAATTCTCTCTACAATCTATATTTTCACAATGCTTACGGGTAATGTCCGTAGCAATCAGTAATTGTTTAAAATTTATCTTTTTCATGAGCTTGGGTATGATTTAGTTAATCTTCCATCTTTATAAAAAGAAAGTCCGCTGATGCCAAGAGACACTTGGTATCTTGAACCACTTAAATTTGAAATCATTGACAATGACCCTGCAAAAAGGGTAGTAGACGCAGTTAAGTTGCCATCACTTGCTATATTGTCTAATTTTAATCTTGGGTAAGTAACAGAAGTACCTCCGCCTTCACTATCAAGGAATGAAATTCCACCCACATCATATCCTTTTGAATTATAAAATTTTATGCTGTTTGAATTTGGGTTTATTTCTATTTTTGTACCTGACGAAGCGGTTGATATTTTGCCAACAATGCTAACATTCCCATTTTCGTCTATCACCAAAGAGTTGTTAGGAGTTCTTACATTTTTAAACACCCCGCTGTTTGCATTTATCTCTCCTTCAAAATATCCACCAATAGCCTTTATTGTCCCGTCTGCCTGAATAGACACATTCCCGTTGGCGGATATATCTCCGGTAAAGTATATGTTTTTGGAAACCACGGAAATGTTATCAAGTGCCACATTGATTTCAGAACCTAATCCGTCCTTTTTGACATATAATTTAAGTTCATCGGTAACCCCATTGATGTCCAGCCCCAACTGCGTTACATCTTCCTCTATTTTTGTAACAGACAATTTGAGGTTTTCCGCTGTCTGCTCAATCTGTGAGAACCTTTGATTGTTACTTTCTGAGAGTTCCTTTACTTCCAACCTGATACTTTCCGCAGTCTGCTTTATTTCGGAACTTAATTTAGTATACAAATCCTCGAATGCGTTTTCGGCAAGAGCCAGCGAATGTATGTATATATCCCCCGTAAACTTCAACTCAAAATCGCCCGTTCCGTCCCATGTGCCGGAATACTCCTTCATTGCATATTCCTCACTCGGTTCAAGACGTTCGGTGAAATGCAGGTTCTGACCGGGAAATCCTATTGTCAGCGTTCCGGCTGTAGCTACCTTATACCGGAAAGAGATAAAGAACTTTCCCGGTTCTTCCCCTTCCTCATAGGTCGGTTTATTGGCTAAATCTGCATTGGACTGTTTAATTCCGGAAGAAAGAATACGAAGCACGTTTCTATCCCCGTCTCTGATAATGGCAGCCATGGCATCCTTACGGGAATAGAACTCCCCATTCACTAATAAGAATTTTCCGTTTACAGTAAAGAAGCGAACATCGTTCTTTGTCTCCCAACCGTTCGTATTGTTTGCAAATGATGCGTTATACAGATAATTATCCTTTGCCTGCACCTCGTCAAGCACTTTGGAGATTTCAGAGTAAATCAAATCTTCCAATATCTTGAACTGGGTCATAATGTTTATTCCCGTTTTCAAGATAAAGTCTCCCATGAACTTGTTGCCTTGCGGACTGATAACCGTCACTTCCTTGCCTGCTAAAGAATAGGAATCTATCCCGGCATACTGATGGATACTCGGTGCATCATCGCCATACACGGACAAGGTGATTGCGTTCTGACGCTTCTTGTCTGTTCTATTTCCGAGTTGTACAAGACTATCACCCTCCTGCGGTATGTCGCTATTTGCATCACAGTCCGTCTTGCTAAGGTCTATGTAATCCTCGCCAACACCTACACATAAGCGCCAATAATAACGGTTGGATACATTCTCGTAGATACCCGGCTTGATATTGAAGTCTTGAAAACGTATCTGGTCACCTTCCTTGAACGGGTTCTCGATAGCCGTTTCTCCATCATCCACCAAAAGATAACAACGCCAAAAATCCTCGTGTTCTTCTACCTTGCCGCATTTCATTCCGGCAGCGGTGAACATGTAGTTTCCGCCTGCATAAGAGAGCTTCTTTATCTCCAACTCGGAGAACATCGCCTTAATACGCACAAAGAGTTCGTCCACTTCAATGTAGGATTTACCCGTCTTGCTGTCTACTTTAATGACAAAGCCTTCACCGAGTGCACCGGAAGAAAAGTTCATGGACTGGATGTAGTCTGAAAACAATCCACCTAAGAACTTTATTAAATAGCTGGTTTGGTCAGGTTTGGTTTTATTCAAAAACAGCTTTTCTCCAAAGGCTTTAATGATTGATTCCACTTGTTGGGTAGTCAATCCTCCACCGCCTTGCCCGCCTACAATTGAGTCTATCTGATTCTGTATCTTTTCTAAAGTTCCTACCGCTTTGTCATTGCGAAGGGTAATATCATACGTTGGAATGAGAGCGTCTCCTTCCTTTATTGTAAGGCTGTCAATAATAATGCTCCCGTTGATGTTTAAGTCTTCATCCTCGAACAACATTAAATCACCTTCCTTTATACTGTCATGCAGTTCCGGGTGACGCGCCATAAATATTTCATCTACTTTAGGCTCATAAGTATATCTTACATAATCATTTTTTGCAAGATATTCTTTGGAAGCTGTTAGCAATCTTTGGGAAGCGGCTTTTATATACACATCCGGCATATCAATGCCCAAAAGCACAAATTTATCTCCGGCCTTGATAGTAAAATCCTTATATGGGAAATAAAGATTCAAACCTTCATCATAGACTCTGTTGCATGTCAAGACCCACATGTCACCTTGTTTTACGGGCTTGTCTGCATCTCTAAGTATTTCAAATTCACGCCCACCACACATTCCGCCTTTCATGGATATGGTGGGAGTTTCATCGGTAAAGTAATCGTTTATGTCAAATCCAATGTCTTTGAGATATATTTTGAACGGTGGGATGGTTTCCCCTTCTTCAAAGTAACCATCATCTGCAATTGGCGTATTATCCTTATTCACTGAATCGGAAGCGATTTCATCCAACGCTCCGGTAGCATTTACGATTATTCCCGCGTCTTTCAACTGCTGTGCTGTCATTCCTTCCATAGACGGATGTATTTCCGGTAAAGAAGTATCACTCCCGTCAAAGAAAACCGAACCTTCCCGAACTCCGATAATATCTATGTTTTTACTATCAAGGTATGGGTCAAGTGTCTTTTCCGGAAAATCAGGAAGCATCAAGTTTTTAACAGCCATATTATTGGGAACTAATGCTCCAGAAGGTCTTTTGTACTTTCTTGGAACATTGTCCGTCTCAATGCCTTTTTCTATCCGCATCTTTGCGCCTATGCGGACGTTGTCCTTGTCGGCTTCGCTATTCAACAAAACGTAGCATTTTCCAAGAAAGCTACCTCTTCTCATTTTATAAGAGTGCCCATTGATTGTCACATCATACAATGCTGTGTCAGATAGGAATTTCATGTAAAAAGGAAGCGTCACAACAGCACCGTCTATCAAATGTGTATTAGGGTCATATCCGTAAGATACATCCTCGATGGGAGCTTCGACAATAGGACTTCCATATGTTGTATAATAGTTGTACGGTAAGTTTTTGGTACCACCATATGCTCTTAGGCGGGTAATTATCTTCTGTGACGAGTCCGCGGTTTTTTGTATGGAGTACAGCCCTTTTCCCTTTCCATACCCGAACATGTTTCCTACTGCAATTCCGGCAGTGCCTATTGTTATCGTTCGTCCTCTTATGATAAAGTTTGCCTTAAACTCGCTATTTACCAAAGCGAGTGCGTCCCAAACGTTTATACTGCTTATTGATATGGATTTGTTAGTCTCATTAACATATTCTGGATGTACTGTAACCGTCCATTTTTGCTCTCCTTTATAGATACGGTCAAGGTTCACCTGTATTCTTTCTGCGAGAGCATTTATGCTTTCAGCGTAAAAACTGAATGTAGGTAGGGAAGAGTAGTGAATTAAGTTATCCTCTTTTACATAGTCCAGGAATTCGCATCTTGTCAGTTCATCTGCAAGAGAGTTGAAAACTACGTTCTCATATTTGAAAGCCTCTCCGTATGTATTTTTGGAGGCTTGCTTCAATTCAGTAGGGTCGTAGTTTATTTCAAATCTTTCTCCGCGATATATCAGATAGTCCCCGACTGTAAAATCAATCGGAGTGGGGGACGTAACGGTAATGTTAACGGAACAAGCTCCCATGAACTCTCCGTTATACTCTAACTTGTTAGCGACACATCGTTGCGTCTGCCCGTCTTTGCTGTATATTATAAACCGTCCCATTATGCCGTAAGAATAATTTGTGTTTTAGGGTCGGTTACCCGAAATGCAGTGTTGAAAGTTACGACATCTCCCTCATCCGTCTTGCGGACAAAAAGGTCGGGTTTTATAGATTTAAAATAAACCCCCTGTCTGCCTATTTGGGTATAGGTGTCATAAACTTTTAATTCTGTTCCGTAACCGTCTTTTCCTATCAGATAGTCCAGGAAGGCGACAATCTTTTCATTGGCTGTTCCCATATCACCTTTATAGGCAAACTCTACTTCTATATCATAGGCTTGTACGTAGAGTTCTTCGGGGAAAAAGGTGTCTTCTCCGTCTTGGTCTATCCAGTCCCTTTTGGGCAAATCCTTAATATCTCCATATACAGTAAAAGGGAAGTCCTTGCACACAATCCCCCATTGGGATTTGGTGTCAATAACAGGACTCCCCAGCTTACTTTTCTGAAAATAGATACTGTAAGGCTTTGCCATGTGTTATTTTGAGTTTGTGTTGTAAAAACAAAAAGAGCCAATCAACGGCATGTCCGTTAATCAGCTCTTTGGCTTGTATTATCAATACTGCAAATATATGGTGTATTTTCTAAATAATCAAGTAAAAGGTTAGAAAATTGATATAGTTATCCGGCTTACATTATATTTGCAATGAATACTACCTTTCGGGTGACACGATTTTCATGTAGGGGTTCTTTACCCGCTTCTCTTTGAGCTTCTTTTCAAGTTCTTCCATCCTTTCGTACATCAGTTCAATATCTTCGGATAAGTGCAATAATTGAAGTTTGAGGAGCTTGTTCTCTTTCTGCAAGTTATATATCTTTTCTTCCATGATGAATATTTGTTTTAGTCGTTATTCCTGCCATCTGCCCGCCAGCCGTATTGCTGACGGGGCATCGTAACGTGAACGTTGGTCGAAACCTCAACGTGCATCTATGCTTGTTTACGTGGCAATATATTTTTGGGTATAGTTGTGGCTGTCGGGCATTGGAACCGACTGCCGGATGATTAAAATAGCGTGATTAGTATTTCTTCATGCAGCTAACGAATAAGGCTATGATAGATATAAGTACACCTGCAATGGCAAATATCAAATTCCAATTGATAGGATTGTGTAAGTTGGGGTTAACGGCAAGATAGTGCTTACCCTCTTCGGTGAGTTTGACATTCCATACATGACCGCCAACTACATAATTAGCCTTCACCAATCCTTTTCTTTCAATAGAACGGATGGAAGCAGTAAATACATGCTGTGGATATGTTGCCGGGCATTTCCCGCCAAACTCCGCAACAATCCGGAATGCTTGTTTCTCTTCCTTTGTTAATTTAATCCGTTCCATAACCTACTCGTTTTCTGCAAATTTACTAAATACTACGCAAATATGTGTTGTTGTGCTATACTATTTTATAGGCGAAATCTTTCTGTCAGAAGGTTTTCCGCCAAATAGATGGTTGATGTAGGCAAGACCTTTTGGTTTGCAAAACACCTTTTGGCATAATATGTCAGGGTGGTTGTCTCTGCGTATTGGCGGCAACAGCGTCATTTCAAAGTAGCCTGCGTCAATATACTTTTGTTTCGGCTCGTTCCTGTCTTTGAAGAATATGCCCGCTTCCCTTAGTTTCCCGAAAAGGGTGTTCCTACCAAAACCGAGATTGAGTATCTTTGCGGCTTGACCTATGTCTACTTTGCCCTCTGCTTTGAAGGCAGCTTCGGCGAAGTCGGCTTTAGGCTGGAGTTTGGTAATCTTTGCATCTTTCTGCTCGATTTGCTTTTGTTGCTGCTCTGTTTCAATACGGAGTTGTTCCTTTTCCTTTTCAGAAGCTACTAACGCTTCCAATGCCTCAAGATAAGTTTGTGGAGTCTTGATAACTTTTTTCTCATTTTCGAGGTATTCTAAACGGTTGATTATTCTTTCACGCAGAACCGCATCATAACCTGATGCAAGAATAAGACAGCCTTTAGGGGTGAGATTAAAACAAGGACTTTGCCTATTAGACTTGTCAGTGTAAGAGGTCTCCACAAAATTGTGGGCAGCTACTCCTTGTTTGAGTAAGTTCCTGATGTCTCGTAAGATAGCATCATGCCTTTTACCCGTGACCTCTGCTATTTGAAGAGAGGTCATACCTTTCTGATTTGGAATTAACTCATTCGTTGTGTCAAGCATATTATAACGAATTATGATAAAAAGAAACCCTCCGTAGGTGTGCTTGACACAACATACGCAGGGCATAGAAGTCGCAGATTGTTTCCTTTCTGCCACCTTAGAGGGTTTCCCAATATCTTGTACAAAATTTGTTCGCTTTATTTTGCCCAAGAGTTATTATGTTGTATCAAGCACCGCAAAGATAGCCCTTATCTTTGAAATAGCAAACCTCTTATTAGAAAATTAATTATTTGGATTACTTTTTTCTTATTTTTGATTGGTCGCCCAAAATATTGTATTATATTTGCTGTACAATATAATACAATGTAATGCAAATAATAATATGGAAGCAGTAGTAAGAAAACAAACTTCGTTCCGCTTGCGTGAGGATTTATTGCAAATCTTGCAGGAACATGCCAAAAAAGCGAACAGGAGTTTGAATAATTTTGTAGAGAGCACTTTAATGGATGCAATGTACTCAGTACCTAACGAGGAGACGATTGCCGCTATAAGGGAAGCACGTGCGGCAAAAAATAAGGAAACGTTTGACAGTGTAGAAAGTTTAATGGAAGAACTTAGGAAGTGAAAAAGAAACTGCATCCGACAAGTCAATTCAAGAGGGATTTTAAACGTATTCAGAAATTTCCTAAAAAGGTGGCAGCTTTTGAATATATTGCCAACCTCCTTATCAATGACTTGTCGATACCTAAAGAATATAAGCCCCATTTATTGAAAGGGCAATATAAAGGTTGTATGGAATGTCATATAGAGGATGATTTCCTTCTAATTTGGATTGACGGAGATATAATCGACTTGCTTAGAATTGGCAGTCATTCTGAATTGTTTTAAAGGGAATAATTTGTTAGATTGTTTGCTCCATCCTTTATGGTTGGAGCTTTTTGTGTTTTATATGCAATAAGAAACACTGTAATAAAGCAAAATAATATAATGTTTAATTAAAATTAAAGACTTAACTTTGCCGCACATTAATTAACTAAATACATGCCTTATGAGTAATAAAATATTTTTTCTACTTTCTCTATTTTGTGTTCTTATATCCTCCTGTGAGAATGAAGATGATATGGTAACATCTATACTTTTAGACAAGTCGGATATGACTTTGAAGCCCGGAGAAACTTATCAATTTACGGTAAAAGGCTCTCCTTCTAAAGCAAAGTTGCCTAAAATTAATTGGGGGATATATCCTGTAAATGCAAACAATCATTTAGCAAAAATAGATTCACACGGGAAACTAACAGCCTTGAAGCCAGGGAACTTTACAGTAAATGCCTGGATTGGAGATGATGATATAACGGATTTGTTATATATTGATAATGCAGTAATAAAGGCTGTGTGTAATGTGACGGTTGAGCCTATAGAAGCTACTGGCATATCTATAGATAAGAAAGAGATTGTGTTTAATGGAGAACAAAGTTTGATTTTGGATGCTTCTATTGAACCTCAGGGTGCTACGAAGAAACTGGTCTTTTGGGAAATAGATAATTCGGAAATTGCAAGTTTAGAATCAGGTAAAGACAATTCGGTTATTGTAACAGCGCTAAAGGCAGGAGAAGCTACAATTACAGCACGTGCAGGGTTTGAATCTTCTATAACTTCAACATGCAAAGTGAAGGTTAATCCTGTTGTAGCACAAGGTTTTTCTTTGAAAGAAAATGAAAAAAATGTAAGGGTGGGAGATGTTTTTACTATAGAATCAATAATCACTCCTGCATATGCAACAAAAGAAAACATAGCATGGGAGATTTCTGATGTAAATATTGCAAAGATTAATGAAGACAATAGTATATCTGCCATGTCTCCTGGAAAATGTATAGTTAAGGCTATTTTGGGAAATACAGGGTTAGAGGCTACTTGTGAGCTGACAGTAGAACCCATTTTATTGGAATCTATAAGTTTTGATAACCTTACATATAAAATTGAAGTTGGAGGACAAAAACAGTTAAATGTTGTGTTTACACCAGAAAACGCAACTAATAAGAATGTGATATGGACTTCATCCGACCCTGTGATTGCTCCGGTTGATGAAAATGGAGTGGTTTTAGGGAATACATCAGGAAGAGTACAAGTTACGGCAACGTCAGAAGATGGCGGACATGTGGCAAACTGTACTGTTTATATTGTGTCATTAGGAAGTATGATGGATGTTTATTTCCCTACGTCTTCTTTGATTATTAATTCGGGATATTATACGGGCGTTATGTCATGTGCCATAAAGAACAATAGCTCAAAGACTATAAAACTTACGAAGTTTCAAGTTTTTTCTACTGGAAGCGGTAGTGTTCCTATTGAGATTACTGATGAGGCGAAATTAGGATATTTATCTTCTGGAGAAACAAGAATTTTACAGTTTAGATTATCACATGTTTATGAGCCAGGATTTAAGTGGGAGTTTGAATGTGATGGTCATTATTTTTCTGCTTATGGAAGTTATAAACAGTAATTTTTAATGTTAAGTAATCATTAAGTTAAGCGGAGTTTCTCCGCTTTTCTTGTTTTGTGGCATATCGTTTGTTATACCGATTATGGTAATATTGCCACAATATTATAAATATGAGAAAGCATGGGAAAAAGGCATCCAAACACTACGCAGACCGAACATCGTCAGAGAAAGAAATAGGCAGCATCGCTAAAATCTTTTTCGTAAGAAACTCAATTAAGTAGGAATAAGCTTCGTCACTATCACTGGTTAAGTTTATTCCTGCTTTTTCCAATGTAAAGTTGGCGATGTGAAATATCTCGTGCGCTAATATTGACAACCCTTTTATATCTTTCGGCAAATTTGGCATATACAAAATCATTTGTCCGCCAGGCAATAAAAAACTTTTTCCCTTTTCTTCTCCACTAATCATAGAAACGATTTCGGAAGACTTCTCGCACCCGAATATCTTTGATAGTCTTGCCTTCAGGTGCTTTTTTTCTCCAAAATGAACCATTACATCCCGGTCATAAATGTCTATGCTTATTATCTTATTCATAACAAATATGATGTTTGTGCTTTATATATAATAATACAAATATAGGGAAAATAGCTAAGAAAATGTTCTTAAACATGCGAATTATTATTAAAATAATATTTTGTATTTAGATTTTGGAGTATTTTTGTCTCACAAAAGAATAAACATCATGTCAAAGGAAGTATATACTCGTAAAAATTTTAGGTCTTCATTATTAAGGCAAATCATTATTAGGTGTGACTATTCAAGTCTAACGGACTTAAATGGTTTTATAATGAAATTAAAATCCTTAGAATGGTTCCAAAATCTTTTTGCGGGTTATCGTCTTGTCAGGACGAATAATTTTAATCTACAAATAAATCCCAAAGCAATAGAGGATAGATTTATCCCTCTTGAGGTAAACGAGACTGGCAACATTCATCGCTTTTTTGATTGCAAGATAGAGCCTAAGCAAAATTCATCTATGGATATAAGCTCTACTTTTATTTGCTTTACAATAGGATGTAACGACTCTTATAATACGATAGACCCTTATCTTGACTCTATTACAGACATCATAACTACCTTAAAAGAATATGATTCTTATGTGCAAATAGAGAGGTTGGCTATAAGAAAAATAGATGGCAAGGACTATGCTTCATTGGAAGAAGCATATAAAACTTTTGAGGTTATGGAAGATTTGGAGAAGAACATTATAGACAATGTAAAACCTATAAAAAAAGTTTATACGGATGCCTTTATATCTAATGACGCAAATATTAAAGTTAATTTTACTCGCGGATTAGAACGTTTTAAAAACGGGTCTATTAGATGTATTTTAGATATGGACGGCTATATTGACTCATCCCTTGTACCACTTAATGAAGTAACAGATAAAAAGGGAATAGAATCATTATTGAAAGATAAAATAAACGATGAATTGTTCAAGTTGTTTAGAGCGAGCGTAACAGAGAATTTTTTATCTAAAGGACTTATATCATGAAAACAAAAACTTCATCTGCCAATATAGAATTTAGTGTTACAAGAGCTTTTGAAATAAAGGGTAATCATTCCTCTTATGGGGGAGGAATTGATTGGGCCGCTCAAACGTCAATAGGAAATCAGACGAGGGCTATGTCTTCTAATAATAATCAAAAGAGAGTCAATATAACGGTTTGTAAGAATGCTAAGGGGTGGTGAAACAGAAATACCGATTACAAGCTCTGGTACTTTACGCGTAAAGATATTTATTATAGGATATAAAAATCAGGGAGAATCTATTGTAATATTGTTTATAGATACCGGTGAAAAGGGATGCCCTGTAAAATATTCTATTGTAATAGACTGTTTCAAATACAATAAACGGAATATTACAGATGAAATATTAAGGCATTATTCGGTTAGTACCGTTTCGATGTTATGCTGGACGCATCCCGATTTAGACCATTCTGTAGATATTGATACATTAATAAAGAAGTATTGCAAGGAAAGTACACAAATATTGCTGCCGGAGCATTTTTATAACGAATCAAGTGATATTATTACAATAAATAATAAAACACTTCGAGGGGCTGTTGATAAGGTCTTTAATCTGAATAGATTAAAAAAGAGAACTGTTGCCAATATCAGTGCAACAGATAGGGGGTATAATGAAATTAAAAGTTTGAAATTTGCAGGAGTCGACAAGGACGTCTTTGTTTCAGTGAATGCTGTTACTCCTATATCTTCTATTTTAGCAAACTATGTGAAGAAAGGGAAACACAATGTAAATAAGAACGAACTATCAATATCATTTATAATTAATATAGATGAGTATTATCTATATTTTGGTGGGGATACGATGAATGGGCATATAGATGCTATAAATCCGGCTTATTTAGAGCAATGCCGTTTCGTGAAAATCCCACATCATTCGTCTGATACTTCTACAAACCTGGTCCATTACTTGTCACAGGATATAGATACTGCATGCACAACTATATTTAGCAAGCATCATTTGCCCAAAGAACATGTTTTGCAAGAATATTGCAATAAAGGGAAAGTATTTTCTACCGGTGGGCAGAACAATAAAAAGTATAATTATGGAGTAGTTGAATACGAGTATGATTTTTCAAAAGAAGAAGTTGATATGAATATTAAATTGCACGGGAATGCTATTAGCTTGAATTAATGTAAGCCAGACATTAAGCCTGGCTTTTTCTTTGCATGACATCCCCATCGGTTTCCACAATACAATCTTCTCCATGAATGTAAACATATACCGATGCTATATCCTTTTGGATAACATTTACTTTTGCCCGGTCGTACACGTTAATGAATACCTTGCAATACTGTGAACAGTCAATGGTTACTTCACTGTCATGGCGCACGTAAATATCACATACAGAAAAGCCATCAAATAGGAGAGTACCTTTACAATTTCCGTTCAAAACAGAAATTTGTGACATGTTGCGTTTCTGCACATCTTCATCCACAAAAATATTATTCTTGTGGAGAAGGTCTTTGTCGAAGTGTTCTTTTATGAAAGTGTTGGTGGGGTAATTATGCTTAATGGCAAAATCAATCCCATGCAGATACTTGTCAATTAATCCTTGTTGGGTAGGATTCCCCCATGCGTGTTGCCACGGTTGGCATAAACCAAACGTAATAGCCTGGTTCAGTAATGTTTTGCTTAATTCTTTTTCGTTCATAACGTATTATATTTTAATTTTTCTTCCACTTCTGTCTATCACTATACTTAGCATATCTCTAACTTCTTGTACTAAAGCAACGTTTGCTTCGGTATTTTGGGCACTTCTTAACGTATTATTGGCTATTGCCCTCAATTGAGTAAGTTGTTGTTCGGCTATAACATTATATTTCGGAAGAATCTCGTTTCCCCACTTTTCAAGCAAAGCGCGTTTTACACTTACATCTGCACGAATACCGTTTATGTAAGAAGCTAAAATATTGGCGGTTTCTTCTGTAATGTTTTCTTGTATCCCTTTGGAAAGAGTGTTTGAAGCGTTTGTCTCTTCAAGGCTTATTCCCATTTTTTTTGCAGCAGCATTTAGATAATCCCATATTTTCTTTGAGTCTGATATTGTCCCTCGAAGGCTTCCAAGTTGCTGCATTAGTCCGGCTGACTCTTGTTCTGTCAGATTTGTACCCCCGGCGGAACTGTCTGTAAATATACCCTTATCTCCAAATAGATAATCCTTTAGGTTATTCATGGCAGGTTTTATGACATTCAGAGAAATCATCTCCTTTATGACATTGCGCATTATATCAGCCACCGTATCATCAAAAGCCTTTGCTGCATCTTCTCCGTTGGCGAACGCATTGACTAACGCTTCTGATATTTGGTCTGACCATCCCTTTAAGTCTATACCGAATTGTTCGCTTGCCAAATCTTCATAGAAATACTTGATTTGCTCGCCTAACTCGATATACTGCTGCTTGTAGTCCTCTATTTTAGAAGCATCCGAATCTTTCTTGTCTTGCTCCGCCTTCATTTGCTTTTGCACCTCTTCTTGTTGCTTTTGAAGATTTGCAATCATCTCTTTGGATTGGCTTTGGGTAACAGCACCCAATTGCCGTTCTATGACAGATTGAAGGTTCTTATAGTCATTGGAAAGCTTTTTCACTTCCAGTTGCGAACGTTGGATTGCTTTATCCAGCTTCTTATCATGGGCTTTGGCTATGCTTCCTATTATTCCGGTAATACCGCTGACTACACCCGTAGCCCCTTGCATGATAGCCATCGGGTTGCCGGAAGATATACCAGCGAAAAGGGTAGCTCCGCCTTGAGCTGTATTCAATAATCCACCCGCAACTTCTTGTACAGTGCTTAGAGTGTCTCCTATACTGTCATTCCCTAAGGCATCAAATGCTGACCCTAAATCTCCCAAAGTGCCGATAAGAAGATTAGCCATGTCGACAATATCTCCAAAGCCTACTTGAACTTTATCGGAAGCTTCATTTTGTTTATCTTGTGCATCAGTGACTTCCTTTTCCGCATCGGCTAATGTTTTTAATTTAGGAGTTAATTTATCGACGACTTTAGTCTGATAAGATAAGCCGCCATCCGTTTTCTTGGTTTCTGTATGGCTCATTTCAGAAACACCAGTAGTTACTTTGCCTCCATCCTGGATAAACCCAAGTTCTTTTTGAGCCTTTTTCAGTTTTTCAGTGGCTTCCGCATACTCTTTTATTCCGTCTGATAATGTCTTGAAAGGGTTTCTGCTTTCACTTTCGTCACGTAGCTTTTTTAATACATTGACAAGCTCTTTAAACTCGTTGACTTTTAGACTTTGCCCGGTCGTATTTTTAAACTCTTCCAGGTTCTTGATTAGCCTGCTAAGAGTTGCAGAAGAAAGTCTGTTAAGGTCGTCAAAGGTCTTAGCCCAGTCTTCCGAACTCTTGAATTGTTCAAATTTGGTTGATGCAGCATCTTCGCTCGCTTTCTTTTTCCTTTGTGCTATAAGCCTGTCGGTCGCTTCTTCGCCTAATTGCCCTCTTTGGCTTTCAATATCTGCCAAGTCCTTTTGAAGATTACGCTCAATATCCTTTATCTTTTGGGCATAATCTTTATAATCCTCAATCATGCCTAAAAGGTTTTCAAGGCTTTCTGAACGCATTTTCTTACTTTCCTCGTTGATTGATTGGTATAGTTTCAGAATTACTCCTTCCCCAAACTGCTTCTTTACATCGTCCTCTTTCATGGCAAGGACATCTGTAACGGAGAATTTACTTCCCGTATTTTCAAGCGCTTTGGAAAGTTGGTTGCGCAAATCATCTACTACACTTTTGAATGAGACCTCTCCGCCGAAAGCGATATTCATGGAAAGAGATTTGTTGCCGGAAGCATTGAATAGCTTCTTATATAAATCCCACTTTTCTCCGGTTTGGGAAACGTACTTCTCTATCTCCTTTAAGGCATTATCTACTTCTTTCTTCGCACTGTCAATTCCCGCCTTGTCAATCTTGACACCAAGAGAAATGTATAAATCTTCCTGCTTCTCTTTGCTTCGGTCTAACTGCCCTTGAATGTATTTGTAAGCCTTGCTTGGGTCTTTTAAGTCCAAATTGACCCCGTTCTTATCAAAGATAGGGGCAAATTCAGAAATGCCCTTCACCCTTTGGGATGCGACTTCTTCTCCTTCTATCTTTCTCCATTTCTCATAGCTGGAAACGGCTTTATCTATGAGGTCGGTACGGGCTTCCCATTGTTCGGCAATAGGGTCTTTCGTGTTTTGGGTCTCTTTGGTTACACGCCCGAATGTTTTTAGTATTTCATCTGTAGCATTCTTTAACAGCTTGGCTTTATCTATACTTTTACGAGTTTCTTCATTCCATTCGCCCTCTTTTTTAGTCCATTCGCTAAGAGTAGAGGACGCATCCTCATTAGCACCGATTATATTTTCTATGTATTTTTGCAGACCACCTTCTGCATCAGGCTTTAGCCTTTCTATACCGAATTTTTCATACAATTCGGTCGCTTTCTTGAACCAGGCAGAATTCTTGTCATCTTTCTTTATCTTGTAAGTTGAATAATTTTCTAATGCGTCATTCAGTGTTTTTTGAGCTTGCGATAAAACCTCTTCTTGTTTTTTTATATCTTCATCTAAGGACTCTATGACATTCTCATACCCGTCCAGTGATTGATAATATTCTCTGCGAGATTTCAATCTGTTAAGTTCTCTTTGAGCTTCATTTCTATTATTGGTCGCGCCGATTACAAGCCCTGCGCTTTTGACTTTTTCTCTTTCTTTTGATGCAGATAACACTTTTTGGATGGCTTGATATTCCCCTTCTAAAAGAAATTGTTCAAATTTCATATTCTCAAAGAGAGAGGGATATATTTTTTGAAGGTTTAGATATGCCCTTCTTTGAGCATCAATCCCGTTTGTTTTATCGAATATTCGAGAAATATATCCTTTAGCCTTACTTTCCTCTTCTTTAATCTTCTCTATGTTTTTTGAGAACTCAATATTTAGTTTTTTTGTTTTTTCAGCAACTGTTTCAACTTTTTCTTGGAATACAGTCAATGTTGTAACTATAGCGCCTAATGTGGTTATCCAAAATACCCACGGATTGACTTTCATTGCTGAGTTAAGTGCCCATTGTGCTACTGCGGCTGCTTTGGTGACTTTGACTCCTTTGTTTAACCATGTATAATACGCTTGCATTTGACTGATTGCAAAAGAAGACTTTTGTGCTACATTTACAGCTATCACAGCCGTTTTATAAGAGCCATAAATTCCTACAAGTATACCAAGTATATCTGCGACAGCCTCCCAATGTTTCATTAAATCAGTAAGCAGCTCTAAACTATCTGAAAGTACACCGCTATTGCCTTCCGCAATGTCAGCCATCATAACATCCCATGCGTCCTGCAAGTTGCTCCATTTGCCAGCAAGGCTTTCTGCAAGAGCTTCCTGCATGTTGTAGAATTTGCCGCCTTCATCGGTCAGCTCCCAAAGAACATCTTTCACCATGCCGAAGCTGACCTCTTTCCGGCTGATTTTGTCAAATACATCTCCGGCAGATGTCACTACTCCCGTAAGCTTAGTAAACCGTTTCGCCAACTCGTCCACCAACGGAATACCAGCCTCGGTAAACTGCCTCAATTCCTGCCCACGGAGAAAAGCTGCACTGCGCACCTGCCCGTACGCCAATATGATACGTCCCATATCGACACCCACACCTGCGGAAATGTCGGCAAGTCGTTTGGTCGTATCGTAAAGCTCTTCATACGGGATGCTGTATGCGGACAATTGTTTGGCGTATGAAGCCAGTTCTTTAAACTGAAACGGAGAGACAACCGCTAAATCCTTAATGCGGTTGAATATGGTTTCCGCCTTCATACTGTCTCCAAGAATGGAGGTAAGGGCAATGCGTTGTTTCTGAAACTCTCCGCCAATGGTATATAATCCCCTTACAAAACGCTCTAAAGTGTATATGGAATACACATTGGCGATTTGATTTTTCAGTTCCCCGGCTATCCGTGATTGAGAAGACATTGTAGTGTTTGTCCTCTTCATTGCCGCATTGTGCGTATCGGAAGCCTTTGCAGCCTGCATTCGGGCAATCCTAAGCTGTTCAAGGGCTTTTTGTGAGTTAACGTAAGCATCTGCACGGATTATCTGCGAAACTCCCCTCATGGCTCTTAGTTCGCTTGCATCAACGCCATGTCCTTTAAAAGCTTCCTTGAGTTTTTTAATACTTTCGCTATCTACATCCAGCTTTACCTTGTAGGTCTTGTTTTTCAGCAAGGCTTCTACCTTGTCTTCAATCTCCTTTATATCTACTTTTAATCCAACCTTTGCACTGGTCGTGACGTGCATATTCACAAGTTTTTTCTTGATAGCTTCGTACTCTTGTTCTGTATAATCTTTCAAGTGAACGCCAAAATTCAAATTTCCGAGGTCTGCCATATTTATTCTTGTTTTGTATCTTGGGGGATAGCGTTAATACCGTTTACTATAAAATCATTGAGGGAAAGTCTTTGCCCTTTCATTTCCCGCTCTTTTCTCTTTTCTTCCCACTTCCTTTTTAAATCTTCCATTTCTTTGGCTGTGTGCGTTTTTTGTTCTGTGTCTGCTTTGTCATACACTACAATCGGAGCATCGCACATCAGAAGTTCGTATTGAGCACAGGTCAATACCCAGTCCATATACCAATTAGGGATATTAATCATTCCCCAAAGAAGAATTAACGGTCGTGTCAGTTCCGGATGTTTTTCTCCGTTTGCAAATGCTGCTCCTGCCGAAGTTCTTGAAGGATACGTTCTGCTTCCTTTCTCGTCATCGTCATTATCGTGTCTCTCATTCCGGTCAAGAACATGGTAGCATTCAAGTATTCCAGTTTCTGCAATTCCACTTTTTTTTTACCGATAACAACAATATCGGTTAACTCTGTGTCTGTGTATTTTTTCCATAGCATACGCCAATATATCCAATGGAAAAGTCTTATCTTCCACCAATTATTCAGAATAATGAGAGAGGCACATTTGGCAGTAACTTCATCCTCACTTTTGCAGGAATGTAAGACATGGGTTAATTTTCGTATTGTTCCACGGTGCAGCCATTTTATACCGAACTTTTTTCCTCTTATCGTAATATAATCTATGCTGTTCTCCAGTACATCGTCAAGCGTTTTCTGCTCTGCTGTGGTAGGTTGGTTTATTGTTTTATCGTTCATGCTGTGTTATTGTGATGTGTGAAAAAGGAGAAGGCGGCGGCAATAACGCACACCGCCATATTTTTAAATCAAAGAACCGTCCTGGGTAACTTCTACCGCACTGAACTCATTGGCGGTGAATACGCTGACCGTAGCAGTCCTTTTTGCTCCGCTATTCTCTTCGACTTTGACCGTCACCACTTTCCCGCTAACCGAGGCTTTGCACCATGTTTCCGTTGATGAAGCAGAGACAGAGCTTTCCTTGGTTGTTGCGGTAATGGTTTTCCCTGTATTATCTGCCGCGCTGGTAAAAGACAGGGAAGCTGGAGCTACGGTCAGTCGGCTTTTTTTGTCAAGAAAGCGATATTATCTTCGGAAGAGGAGCCGGACGAAGCACCATCTTCAAGTTCAATAGTTCCGCTGAGCGCAAAAGCGAATGGGGTAGTGGACGCATTCTCAAACAAGGGGCGTGCGTATACGGCCATTCTTTTTACAAGCAGACATTTTTCTCCGTCGTCACTTATAAGCGCAAATCCTACGTTCAGCTTCTTGCTGTTTAGCACAGCAGAGAATCCCTTGAATTGCTGGTTGTTGATAGTCGCTTGCGCTATTTCAGTGGTTTTCCCAAGAAAATATTCTACCAATTCCTTGCTTACACTTGGAACGGTAGCAGCGAAAGTAATATCTCCTGCTGTACTGGTAACAGCCCAATCCGCTTGCAGACCGTGTACCTTTGTACGGTTTAATGTCGGTTCTGCTTGGGACAAGGAAAGGGTATCTACAGTAACGGGCAAATCAAAATCCGGAGTTACCGTAGCAAAATTTGCAATGCCACCCTTTACTAACATAATGGATGAAAGACCGCTAAATACATCTTTCAATTCCTGCTTTGTTTTCATTGCCATAATAAATAGTTTTAATCGTTTTATTTTATGTTTACTTTATCACAAGGTCAGCCCTTATCAATGTTGCGCTGAACCCTAATCCGTCATTTCCTTTCAAGGTCAATTTGGGGTTTGAGGCACTTATGAAATTGTCGCTGATGGGGAATAGGGAAAGAATATCTCCTACAATAGTGTCCATTTGTTCCAAATCTTCCGCACCTCCCTTTTTCTGTCTGACATACACTTCAATGGTGCAATAGGTACGGATATTTCCAAATCCGCTGCCATAGGTCATGGAAGACAACAAGCCGGGCAATGACACCACAATGAAATTATCCATTTGCTTAGGCACAGCAGCGGGACGGTCATTTGTGAACACATTCTCACTTACCGTCTTTGCTGCGTCAAACAATGATTTAAGCGCGTCTTTATATTTAAAATCCTGTTCGTACCCCATATCATTTCATTGGTTTAAAGGTCATTTTAGCAATGCTTTCCGCGTAATCAAATGTATCTGACAATACATTTAACCCCTTCTTTGACTCCAAGTAGTTAGAATATTCCGTACCTGTACACATCACTAATCCTATGCCGTCACTTGGAGTTTTATATGCTTTGAGGAAATTTACAGAAGTGGTTAAACCGTACTCCCCGTTAGTGTCAACCAAGTTGTATTTTTTTATGGGAATAAACTTACCACTTTCGTAACTTTGGACCATTATCACGCCAATGCCGTCTCCTCTGCTAAGCTTGGGGCGGGTGGGATTTTTTAATCCTTGTGTCACGACGGCGGTAATTATACGAGATAATCCACCTCTATAATAAATTCCAACAGCTAATGAAGTTAGAGTATTTCCGGTTACATTATGGTACTTGGCTGATACTACTCCGTCTTGCAGAAGTCTGATTCCGATTTCTGTTATTCTATCCAGCAAATATTCATCAATGATATTTCTCATCTTTTTTTTGCCTTCTTCCAAGACTTTAGCATTATCTTCCATTTCCCTAGTTCTTAGCTATATTGAAATACAGCGTTGTTCCCATTTCCGTAGGGTAGCAATCTGTTACTACGCATGATTCAAAACTTCCTCCGTAATCGGTAACATCCACAAGGTCTCCCGCAATGATACCCTTCACAAGTCCAGGAATGTCTATTGCATAATCACTCTTTATGACATTACTTTTTGTAAATGTCCTAAGACTTGTGCTTCCGTACTTGTTGCATTTCCCTACATACAATACGGTCTCGTTCCCTTCGTCAAAAGATGTCTCTCCGGAAATACGATACACTTTGCATGTATGCGGAAAACGTGGATTATTTACTTTCATAGCGGATACCTTTTATTCATGTTCATACCCAAGTTGACAATTCTGACAGATGATTTACGGGCGTTCTCTCCATACAATGCGTATATATCTTTAGCATCTTTTCGGAATTGGAATTTGTCTTTGTCTGAGATTTGCATACCACCTTCCTTGTGTTTCCAAACGCCGTTGGCATCCTCTACGCTTCCGGTTACACTCGGAGTTGTTGCGCACCACATATAGAGGTCTGCCCGGCACAAATCCTTCTGGCGCTTCTCCAACGTAGTGACATCCGTTCCCGGTGCAATCCCCCTGTCAATCAGTATGGCGGAAATAGCACTGTCCGTAACTTCAAAACCGACACGACCACGGAGATATTCCTCTATGGTAGTGCCAGTATTTGTATTTTGAGAATCCTTCATGGTTATTTACCTTTAATGTTCAAGTAGTAGAACCAGCGAACCTTATTAGGAACAACCAATCCGGTCACTTCTGATTTGATTACCTGCGTCATGGTTTCATCATTGAATACCTGACGTATCAGAGTGCGGCCACCGTCATACAATGCCGTACGAGCACCCGGCGTTTCCATGAAAATAGGACGTCCGCATTGTACATCACCCAGGTCTTCATTTGGAACATACGCCAATACCCCCTCTTCAAAGCTTTGCAAATTCTTGTATTGTATAGCTTTGGAAGATTTGTCATATTTCTCCACTACGGATATTGAATCGACAATTCTGATTTCAGCACCGATACGCGTTTCAATGAAAGTTTTGATTGTTTCATCGGGGACAAGATTAGCAAATGCCAACTGCATGCCTTTATCGGAAATATCCGGGCGTGTCGCAACTGTGTACATTTGGCGGAAATACGGAAGGTTAATCAAATCCTCAAAGGTCGTCTTGGAGCATTCCCAGTGACCAGCAGGGGCAAAATCCTTTTCTTGGGAATCGCGTCTTACCTGCCTCATGACTTTTATCGGGTCTATTGTAGTACCCAAAGCTTCTTCCTGCACCGCTTCGCTTTCCGGCTTCTTATACCAGATAGAATCCTTGATATTCTTTTTAGGCACACCGAAATCTATAGTCAATGCAATGCCAAGCGGGTTGTTAGCTGCGTCAATGATTAGCTTACCTTTGTTGGATACAACCTGATTTCGCTGGTATAGGAATGTATTGTAGTTACCACCAAGTAAGCTGTCCACTCCATTAAACAGAAGCTCCATTATTGTAGACTCAATTTCCGGAGTGGTACCGCCAATGGCATCCATCAGCATCATTTTTTCTCTTAGGATTTTGCGGCTCAGTACAATCTCATGCTTGAAGGTTGGCAATCCACCCATTTGCAGGGAAATTCCGTCTGTAGATTTGGTTGCACCATCACTGTCAATATCCACATAGGTAGCCAGCGTGTATGCACGGACTGTTGCTTCTATCTGCTCATATGTGGGATTCAGAGGAATATTAGGATTTAACGGGAAACCCATTTGGGAGAACGTTTGTTCCGCATTGTATTTTTCGGCAAACATGTCATTAATCCATGCTTCCAGCGGTTTATTCCCAGTATATCCCAATGCTGCAAGACCTTTCCCTACAATGTCGTAAAATTCTTTGTTTCTTGTGTACATATTATTCTCCTTTCTTTATTCGTCAGATTCACGCACAAATTCAATCATAGGCAGCTGTGCTTCTACCGATTTGGGAATGCCACCACCGAACACCCTGTCTGCATAAATTCTGCCTGCGCGTACAACTGCGCATGTTGCAAGGATACAGCCTTCAGGGATACATACGTCTTCAAATACAAGGCCGTTGACATCGGTTAGCTTTCCGCCGGCGGGAACTCCTTTGACAGTTTCCTCAATATCTCCCGTTACTCCGGTATTTCCTGGAATAAACATGTACGCGTAAAGTTGGGCAGCGGTTTTTTGCGTGAAAGTCACAGTAGCCCCACTACGTTTTACATCCCATTCTGCAAAAGAAGATTTTGCTCCTTCGATTTTGGTAGCTACCAGTTCTGGGGTACTTTCTGATGCGCTTGTTACGGCAACCGAATAGCTTTTCCCGCCTAACACAATAGACAAATCCCCGTTTCCGGATGCCTTTTTAGTGATAGTAAGCGTCACTACTGCCTTTACACCAGTCACTCCATCTGCTGTAATTACCTCTACCTGTTTGCCTGCTCCATTGAATTTTACCATTGTGCCGGCATGTATAATATCACCAGGCTTTAATCCCATTCCGGCGACATCAATCATACCACCACCCTGATATAATTCTCTTACTCTTGACCAAACAGGAAAATTTCCGCCAAATCCCGACCGGGATTGACTGATAGTGTTGAAAGTTCCTAATTGTCTCATTCTTTGTCTGTTTTAATGTGTTTATTGTTTTCGAGGAAGTTTCCCTTGCGCTCTTAGCCGGTCTTTGAATGCTTCACGGCGGCTTTTTGCCTGTTCTTCTCCGGTTTCTGCATATTGGTTGATACTTGGGGAAGCGCCATTTCCGAAAATCGCCTTGTATCTTTTTTCATAATTGCGTTTGGCGCAACTGACAATTTCTTCCACTTCCATATCTTTGGTGATTTTCACGTCTGATATGGCGATATTCAGGATTTCATCGTTACAGATATTTTTGCCCCCGTTTTCAATTTGAGATTTCAACAAGTCCATAGACTGGACTTTTAAGTCATGGATTGACGCGGCGTTTTTCTCCGCCTCCCTCTCTTCCTTCAAAAGCAAAATCTCATTTTCCATTTCCTTTAGCTTGTCGGCAAGGACGTTGTCTCCTGCTCCTTCTCCTGAGTCAGGAGAACTCTGTTGAGGTTTGTAGTTTTTCTTAAAACTCTCAACTTGTGTTGCGACATCGTGGTTGTACTGTCCCTGCATCCCTTGAAGAAAGGATGTTGCCTTGCTATAATAAACGTCATCAGGCTCCATTCCTTCCGCTACCGGATTCAATTCTATGTACTTCATTAATGTCTGTGACGAAAGACTGGTTTGTCCTAATCTGGTCGTCAGTTCGGATAAGATTTGTTCTTTCTCCATCGTGTTATTTAGTTTGTGTTATAAAAAAAAGAGCCTATCAGTGCTTTGTGCACTAATAAGCTCTTAGGCTTGCATATGTAAAATTGCTATTCTTCTATTCTGACGCTGATAAAATTACGACATCTTCGGCATACAGTCCTAAACAATACGCTACCGTGTATTATTTTTACATCGGTCAACTTTTGCCCGCACACCGGACATGTTACAAAATTCCCTTTTTCGCTGGTCTGTTTTTCATCCAGCTTAGCGTCTATCTTTATCATATCACATGATTTAGTATTGCAAATATATAGTATATTTTCTAAAATACAATGCTTTATGTGTATTTTTATATGATAAATATTAGAAAATTTATAATAAATCGTATATTTGCATTATATATAACTCATAGAGCTGTGATTCAAGCCGGAGTGTGCGGATTTATACTGCATACGCCGGCTTATTTTTTTTTATGGAACACGACAAGATTGTATATACGAAAAAGGGAGAGGGTGTATTCAGTTATGAATACATAGACAGGTTGCGTAATTTGAAAAATGATTTCAATGTTATAGCTCAATCCGGAGGGCAGGAGAACTCATTAGCTTCCGATGCTGACATTGTTATTATGGGAGGAAATCGTGGCGGTTCAAAAACATTTACTTTATTAATGGAATCCTTGCCAGACATTAAAAATCCACGTTTTAATGCCGTTCTTCTGCGTAACGAGAAAGATGACCTTAGAGATATGATTAACACGTCGTATCTTATTTACTCCCAATTTGGAAATTATAACCGTTCTATATCGGATATGACTTGGAATTTTGGAGAAAACGCGGGAAAACTGTGGTTTTCTTATTTTGCTGATAATTTTGAGGATTTCAAGAAGCGCTTTCAAGGTAAACAGTTCTGTTATATCGGTATAGACGAAATAACCCATTGTTCTTATGACAAGTTTAAATACCTTATCACTTGCAACCGTAACGCTTATGGTATTAAAAACCGTTTTTGGGGTACTTGTAATCCGGATCCGGATAGCTGGGTGCGCGTTTTTATAGATTGGTGGATAGGAGAGGATGGGAATCCTATACCAGAACGCGATGGAAAGAAAAGATATTGTTTTATGGATGGAGATTCTCCCAATAATATATTTTGGGGAGACACGCCAGAAGAGGTATATGAACAATGTAAATCCATCATAGACCCTCTTTGGAATGATGCTTACAAAAAATTGGGATTTAATAAGAAAACAATGTTTGTCAAGTCAGTCGTCTTTATACGGGCACGTTTGGAGGATAATATCAAATTGATTGAGGCTGACTCAAATTATGCGGCTAATCTTGCCCAGCAGGATGAAGAATCCCGCGCTCGCGACCTCGAAGGAAATTGGAATTTTAAAGCGGCCGGAGACGATATTCTTAAAATCGAACACATGGAGCGTTTCTTCAACAACTCCGCCCAATATGGAGATAATAAGAGAAGGGTGTCATGTGATATTGCGTATGAAGGCGGAGACAATCTTGTTCTATGGTTTTGGATTGGGAACCATATCGAGGACGTATATGTAAGCCGGGATAACTCCAAGCGGACGGAAGAGTGCGTCGCATATAAGTTGCGTGAATGGGGAGTCCTGGAGAAGGACTTTGTTTTTGACTTGAATGGGCCTGGACAGGATTTTAAGGGCAAATTCCCAGACGCGGTCAAGTTTAATAATATGGCAGCTCCAATTCCGATGGCAAAGGCTGATGAAAAGTCAATCAAATATATTTATTCTTCCTTGAAATCACAATGCGCTGATATTCTCGTTAAGAAGATTAAGAATGATGAAATTTCGATTAACCCCGATTTGTTGTCGCGTAAGTTTTCAGGAAACGGATATTCGGATATGACACTTTATAATATCCTGATGAAAGAACGCAAAGCCATCCGGGATGCAGACACAGATAAAGGCTTCTCTTTAATTAAAAAGGAAGTGATGAAAAAGTACGTCGGCCATTCTCCCGACTTTATAGAGGCTATGATTTACAGACAGATTTTTGATATAAGAAAACAACACACTAAACCAAAAGGATTATGGAGAATATAAGTACACGACAGATTATGGTACGCCGTCCGTTTCGGAGAATATTGCCAAATGGATACAAACAAGCAGTAGGGGTTATATCTGGCAGCTTGTCCGTTAATGAGCCTTTAGACAATCCGACATATCAGATAATAACTCAAATGGATTTTTTGAGGGAATTTGAGCCGTCCGGACATGCTATAAATGACCCATTGGTATATCCGGACAGATTAAGACAAGACCCTGAAACAAAAGAGTGGTTTAGAGAGTCCGTTATCAGATGTGCTTTTGCGTTTCAGAGGATTATAACAATCAAACACCTGGTTCATCTTTGTGGAAACGACATTCAATTTGAGCTGGAAGGGGATACCGAAAATGAAAAAGTAAAGGATACATTTTTTAAGTTTCGAACCGGATGGGCTGTAAAGGACATGGAGATAGCATGGTATGAAGCGGCAAAATCCGTAAAGATAACGGGGGACACAGCATTTGTAGGTTATCTCCGAAAGGGAATTTTCTATTGGAAAGTACTTTCTTTTGAGAAAGGAGATACGTTATATCCCCATTTCGATAATGTTACAGGGGAGCTTACATTGTTTGCCCGTTCCTATTCCGATTTTGACAATAATGGAAATACAGTTACAGACTGGCTTGAAGTTTGGGATGAGAAATATCTCCGTCGCTTTAGAAAAGGGAAAGGGGCGTACAGCAAAATAAAGCAAGTGATAAAGAACTTGTTTGGATTAAGCGGATACGAACTTGTATCTTATCAGGAACATGGCTTTACATTTATCCCTGTGGCTTATCACAGAAATGAAGCCGGCGCTTGTTGGTCTCCTTCACAAGACAGCATAGAGCAATATGAACTTGCTTTTTCGCAATTGTCACAAAACAATACAGCTTACGCCTTCCCGATTATGTATTTCAAAGGAGAGGGAGATAGTATTAATATAGAGGGAGGGATTGATGGCACTATAAAGTGTATATCAATGGGACCGGATGATGAAGCCGGTTATCTTAACAAGCAAGATGTTTCCACTGCCTTTACCAAGCAGCTTGATACTTTATACAAGTTAATTTATGAGCAGTCTTTTGCGGTAATTCCACCGGAAGTAAGAAGCGGAGACCTTCCAGGTGTAGCCATAAAGCTGCTTTATTCTCCTGCTTTTGAAAATGCCATGAAGGATGCCCAAGAATATAACCATCTCATTGACGATATGGTGAAGATATTCACTTATGGCTATGGGGTGGAAACCGAAAATCTTATTGACTTGCAAAATTTGAATGTATATGCCTGGATAAAGCCGTATATACATCTGAATGAATCTGAACTTCTACAAAATCTTGCAGTTGCTGTTCAAAACGGGTTCTTGTCCCGGCAGACCGCAAATGAGCAAATTCAGATGTACAGCAATCCTCGTGACTGGGATAGGATTATGAAAGAAAAGAAGGAAGAACAGCAGGCTGACATTCTTTATGAATTGAAATCCCAGCAAATATCTGCCACAGATAATGAAGTTGAACATAATCCGGCAGGAGATGACAAGCAATGAAGCAACCTACAAAAAAACAGATACAGGATGCCAAGGATTTCATAAAATTACGTTTGCAGGCTGAAATATCTATGCAAAGTCATTTGGAGGAGCTTCTTGTGCAAGCGGCAAAAGAGATTATAGATATATCATTCAAGTATGATATTCAGCCTGCAATGTTCCGGTTCTCTGCAAATGAGAACTTAAAGCGGGACGTAAGCGAAGTACTCCGTAAGTTGCGTGAGTTAATTTACGATTACACGGAAACTCTTTCTGTATATGACAGAAAGGAGGAAAGAGATGCAATTGTAGATTTTATAAACAGGGAAGACCACGGGAAGACATTATCAGAGCGTATCGGTATTTATTGCAACCGATTTCAGTATGAAGTGGAAGCCGCCATTGCAGCCGGTCTGATAGCCGGAATCGGAAAAGATAAAATAAAGGATAGCGTAAGGTCTTATCTTAATTCACCTTATACCAATCCTTATTTTAAACGGGCGGTCTATAATGGCGGGGCTGCTGCCACACGTATTAAAACAGATGGTGTGAGTTATGGAGTAGGGAAGTCTAATTCCGCTTACAACTCGTTAAATACCCTTACCCGCTTCGCCGTAGGTTCTGCATGGATGTTGTTTTGGGGGCTTGAACATAAGGATAAAGGATATACGGGCTTTTATTCGTACCGTGGGAGCAGTTACCCATGCTCTTATTGCGACAGCATGGTTGGTTATCATCCCATATCCGACTATCAGAACCAGTGGCATATAAGATGCTGCTGCTATTTTGTGTTTGTATAATTAAAAATCATAATAATATGTTGAGAGGGAAGGAAGAAAAAATAACATTCAGCAAAGGATTGGGTTCTGAATGTGTAGATACTAATTGAAAAGTGCGCCAATATTCCAGTTGAAAATTGCGCCAC